AGAAAGCCTTTGCAAAAGAAAGAGACTATTCGTTTAAAGATGCAGTAACTCCGGTATTTAAGGATCCTGTGTCTTATAAAGATGTTGAAAATTTCTGTAAAGATTTACAATTATCTTCTAAAGGCCAACCAATTGAAATACGAGACTATCAGATAGAAGCAGTATATAAAGCAATATCTGATGGCAGGAGACTATTATTATCACCTACAGGTTCAGGCAAATCTTTAATCATCTATTGTCTATTAAGATGGCATCTGAAATTTAATCGAAGACAAATAATACTTGTACCAACCACCTCTCTTGTAGAACAGATGTATTCTGATTTTCAAGATTACTCAAGTATCAACGGTTGGAAGGCATCTAATCATTGTCATCGAATATATGGTGGGCATGAAAAATCTAATGAGTTTGATGTTGTCATTAGTACCTGGCAGTCTTTATATAAACTTCCTAAAAACTTTTTTGAAGATTTTCAGACAATATATGGAGACGAGGCACATCTTTTTAAAGCAAAGTCGTTGACCAGCATTTTAAATAAATGTACTAACTCGCCATATCGTATAGGTACCACCGGAACTTTGGATGGGACTAAAACCCATAAATTAGTTTTAGAAGGTATATTCGGACCCGTACTAAAAGTAACTACTACAAAGCAACTTATCTCAGAAAAGACTCTTGCCGATCTAAAAATATTTAATATTATTTTAGAGTATTCTGATGAAATTAAAAAATCCGTTAAAGGAAATTCTTATCAGGAAGAAATGGATTTTCTAGTTCAGCATGAACCAAGAAATAGATTTATTAGAAACCTTGCTCTAAAACAAGATAAAAATACACTGGTACTTTTTCAGTATGTAGAAAAACACGGAAAAATTCTTTTTGAAATGATAAAAGAAAAGGAACCTAATAGAAAAGTATTTTTTGTTTATGGTGGAACCGATGCAGAACAACGAGAGAAGATACGAGGATTGACAGAAAAAGAAACAGATGCTATAATTGTAGCATCGTATGGAACTTTTTCTACGGGGATAAATATTAAAAACCTACATAATATCATTTTCGCGTCTCCCTCAAAATCAAGAATAAGAAATCTTCAATCTATCGGAAGAGGTCTAAGAACAAATGATAATAAAGATTCCTGCACATTATACGATATAGGCGATGATCTAACTTGGAAATCTAAAAAGAATTATACATTATTGCATATGATAGAAAGAATAAAAATTTATAATGATGAACATTTTAATTACAAATTAGTAAAGGTATCATTATAATGGAAAATTTTTATGTCGTACTAATCAAGCTAGTATCCGGGGAAAGTATTGTGGGTGAGACATTGGCAGAATGCGAAGACTTTTTAAAAGAGCAATACGTTGAAGTTTCAAATCCTGTTATTCTAAATACTATTAGAATGCCTAGGAAAAACCAAATAGTAGAATCACATGTATTAACTCCTTGGTTGCCTTTTAGTAAAAACATTGAACACAAAATTTCTTCTAATAAAATTGTTACTATGATAGAAGTGACTGATAATTTTAAATCCAGTTACTTAGATTTTCTTGAAGCGAGAAGAGAAGAGGAAGAAGAGGAAGACGAGGAATCTCAATTATTTGAAGAAGCAAATAATCAATATGAAATTGAAGAATTTTTAGAAAATGTTGTAGAAAAACTGGGAGACTACATTGAAGAAGACGAAGAACAAGCCGGAAGAGACGATTCCATCTTTATCAGAGGAATTAGAAGAGGCACGAGAACCATCCACTAAAGAAAATATTGCTGGTGCGCATTACGTAGACAATAAACAATTTCTTAGTGCCTTAATTGATTATAGAGCAAGCATTGATGCAGCAACTGCTGCAGGAAAAGAAATACCAAGAGTGCCCGATTATATAGGCGAGTGCTTTATAAAAATTGCTACGCATTTATCCTACAAATCAAACTTTATTAATTATACATTTAGAGATGATATGATCTCTGATGGCATTGAAAATTGCTTAACAGCTGCAACAAAGTTTGATCCATCTAAATCTTCTAATCCTTTTGCATATTATACTCAGATCATTTATTTTGCCTTTATTCGCAGAATTCAAAAAGAGAAAAAACATCAGGCGACTAAATACAAAATAATTGAGAATCTAGATTTAGATACTATTATACAACAAAATGATGATAGTGAATCTGCAAGGCAACTTATAGAATTTCTAAAGAAACAATTAGATGGTGTTGATCCCGAAAAAAGAGAAACTCCCTCTCAAACCAAAGCTAGAAAAAAGAAACAATCCGAAATATCTATAGACTTTTTGGATGAATAAATCAATTGACATTTTATAAAATATACTATATAATATATCATAAGTTAGTGAGGTGAGTATGTCAAAATTAAAAGTATCAGAACTCTTTTACAGTATACAAGGCGAAGGCCGCTATATGGGTGTGCCTTCAATCTTTCTAAGAACCTTCGGATGTAATTTCACATGCGGAGGATTTGGTATGAAGAAAGGTAAGATCAGTAATGAACGAGATGTTGTCGCCCAAAATATTGATTCCTTTAAATCTTATAAAGAGCTTCCTCTTGTATCCTCAGGTTGTGACTCTTACGCTTCTTGGGATCCTCGCTTCAAGCATTTATCTCCTGTATTATCTACTGACACGATTGCCTCTTCGATTATGGAATTACTTCCTCATCAAGAGTGGAGAGAAGAACATTTAGTTATTACTGGCGGTGAGCCTTTGCTTGGTTGGCAAAGATCATATCCCGATCTTCTTGAACATCCATTAATGAAGAACTTAAAAGAATTAACTTTTGAAACTAATGGTACACAATTACTGTCAAAAGAATTCGAAGATTATCTTTTTCAGGAGTGGACAAGATTCGGTAGAGATAAAGACGCTTTAACATTCTCAGTATCTCCTAAATTATCAGTGTCGGGAGAATCTAGAGAGGAAGCACTGAAACCTGAAGTTATTAATCAGTATCAACAGATAGGTTACACTTATTTAAAATTTGTAGTTGCAACTGAAGAAGATTTAGATGAAGCAGAAGATTGGATAAATGAATATAAGAAGGAAGGCTTTAGCGGTCCTATATATTTTATGCCAGTTGGAGGCACTGATTTTGTGTATAATCTAAATAACAAAACTGTTGCTGAACTTGCCTTAAAGCGAGGATATAGGTATTCTGACAGACTGCAGATTCCTTTATTCAAAAATGCTTGGGGCACTTAAATGTTTTATTCCTTTGAAAAATTTAGTGAGGATATTCAATCTCTTATTAAACAAATACGAGAATCAAATACTAACTATGATTATGTCGTTGGTATAAAACGCGGAGGGCTAATACCCGCAACTTGTTTATCCCACGCTTTAAAAATACCTCTTTATTCTTTTACTTGGAGCACTAGAGATTTCCCCTATCAGGAAAAGCACAGCTCAGTGCTTCAACCTCTTTCCAAAATTCTTTTGGTTGATGATATTTGCGATAGCGGTGAAACTCTAATAAAAATAAAAGAACTATTTTCCTTTTGCAACATCGATACTGCGGTGTTATTATATAATGAAGATCAGGTACATATTCCAACATACTATGCCGAAAAATTTAGTAGGCTTAATCAAAAAGAATTTATTGATTTCTGGTGGGAAACATATAAATAACTATGTCACACAACGGTGACAAATTTCAAAACTCATATCCGTGTAAGGAAGGATTCTAAAATGTCATACAACAAAACTAAAACTGACCCTAAACTTGGTTGGGAAATTCATGAACATCTAAAGTCGAAAGGTGTAGAAACACCCACAATAGATGTTACGCAACTAGATCGTAAAGATAAGATTGAAGAAATTGAAAAGCATTTTGCTTCGATTATGACTATTCTTGGTCTAGATTTAGATGATGATAGTCTACATGAAACACCTAAGCGTGTTGCTAAGATGTATGTTAACGAAATCTTCTGGGGATTGGATCCAGAGGCATTTCCTAAATGTACAACTGTTGAAAATAAAATGAAATACAATGAAATGGTTGTAGAACGTAATGTAATTGTTCAAAGTAATTGTGAACATCATTTTGTAGTTATTGATGGTTTAGCAACCGTTGCTTATGTTCCGAATCAAAAGGTTTTGGGCCTAAGTAAAATTAATCGTATTGTAGAATATTTTAGTAAGCGTCCTCAGATTCAGGAACGACTTACCGAGCAAATTTTTCATGCTTTGTGTTATATTCTTGACACGAGTGACGTTGCAGTAATGATTGATGCTCAACATTATTGTGTAAAATCTAGAGGCGTAGAAGATACAGGAAGTTCTACAGTTACAGTGCGCTTAGGTGGCGGTTTCAGAACTGATCCTGCAGCAAGAAATGAATTTTTAAGTATCGCAAGAATGGGAAAGTAAATGACTGTTAATGTTATGGTCGATCTTGAGACAATGTCCACAAGATCACATGCTGCGATTTGTTCAATAGGTGCAGTAAAGTTTGAAGGTAAAGAGATTCTCGATACCTTTTACTGCACCATTGATTTAAAAACGTGTAAAGATGTGGGTCTCCATATATCTAAGGATACTGTGGAATGGTGGTCTAAACAAAATAAAGAAGCATTAAAAGCTTTAACTAAAAATACAATTACTTTAGAAGAAGCATTAGATAAATTTGAAGTTTGGTTTGGACCTAAAAGTTTACCTATATGGGGCAATGGTGCAGTATTTGATAACACAATTCTTTCTAACGCATATTTTTATTCTGGCAGAGAACCTCCCTGGAAATGTTGGGATGATAGATGTTATAGAACAGTTAAAAATTTATTTAATTGGATTCCTGCAGATGAGAGGGTCGGCGTTCATCATAATGCTTTAGATGATGCTTTATACCAAACTAAACATTTAATTAAAATTTTAGGTGAGTAATGCAAACATACAAAAAGAGAATTGCTTTTTGTTTAAGCGATCAACATACTATTCCTCATGGGGGATTGGGACAATTTGCTAAATCCTTTATAGAGACCTTTACTCCTTTAGGTTATAAGATTGATATCATTACAGATAAGCCCACAACCAATTTAGACTTTAAAAAGTATCTAGAATCAGTTGGTGCAAACTTCGAATGGTGTCCTATACCTAAATCTTATAGTACTCATACCAGTACATTTATGTTTGAGGACTCATATAACTTCGAGAAAATGTCATCATTCAGAGATGCTATGATGCACGCACTTAGTAGAAATTTATATGACATTATTATTTGTAACACCTTAGAATCCTTTCCAGCAATCTACGCATTGAATCTTCATAAGTCGGTTCAAATAATTTACTACACTCACAATGAAAGCATGGTGTTCTTAGATGATAGAACATGGAAAAATGAATTCACTGAATCGTTTAATGAAGTTTTTAACGCACTGATGCACGTTAAGGGCATTACAATAGGTACACAAACTGAAAGAAATCTTGTTGAGTTAAATCACAATGGCATTTTAAATTCTGAGCATCTTCCGATTCCTATGACAGAGTCTTCTTTGCTTGAGGAAAATCTAAATGAAAGAGAAGGTGTTCTTTGGATTGGTCGTTGGGAGCCAAGAAAGAATCCCGAAGAGTTTATTCGAGTAATTAAAGAAACAGGATTACCTGCCAAAATTATTACTAATACAAACGGTGCCAAAAAGTTTGCTGCAGAATTAGATAGCATCGGCGCTAAATATGAGATGAGAATAGGTGTTTACGGAAAAGAAAAATCTGACTTCTTAAGATCAGCAAGAGTTGCTTATAATCCTGCTATACGAGAAAGCTTTGGTCTAGCATTCTGGGAAACTCTAGGTCACATGCCAGTATTTGCCTTAGAAGGAATGTCCTGGTTAAAAAACTTTGATAGTAAATATTACTTTACCGCAAGCAAAAAAGATGTTGTAGAAAAAATTAAGACTGCATATGAAACCTATTCGGAACCAAAAATGTGGTACGACACAGGTGCTTTAGAATATGTAAAGAGTGGAAATACTGCAGGTATTCAAAAATGGTTAGATGTTTTTAATTCATTTGTGCCTACTCAATCAAATTCTGATAGAGCCCAAATTAACGAACATGAAACCGTTTGTTATAAAGAGTATCTAATATCTCTAAATAGGAAAAATATTTCTGTGGATGACATAAAATCTGTAT